GTGTCTGTATTTAAATCATGTTGTTCATCTAAGAGCTCGCTCTTAAAAGAAGTACACATTGCTTGGGATATACTCATATTATTACACTCCTACTGTGTTTTCATTTCCTGATGTACGCATCATTTCACTTTGCAATGAACTTAAAGCTGTCTGGTACCGAGCTTCCCAAACTGCTGATTCTTCAGGTTGTTGAAGATAACCTGTAGCCTCAACTAAACACGAAAATAAAAGAATTTCTTCCGCGTTTGTAGATAACCACGTTGTTGTATTACCACTGCTTAATCCTGTAGGTTTTTTATAAGCTAATACTTCATAAGCATACGCCGAATCAGGGGTAGGTGCAAACAATAAAGATGTATCTGATTGAATTGAATAATATTTAGGTTGCCCTGTAGTAGCGCTAGTTGGGTAAGCATCTTGCAAGTAACTGTCAAGTCTTTGCTGAAGTACCACAGTAGAGCTAGATACAGTAATGCTTATAGATCTTATATTTCTAACTCCTGAAGGCAGGGCTAAAGTAGCCGTTCCGCTGGATAAATTTCCTGTGTCTGAAAATCTATTTTTGGGCATAAAAGGAACATCTCTAAAAAGTCTTTCTTCAGCCATCGCTATAAAGTTATCAATATTTGAAGTAAATTCAGAGTTATCGTCTTCTTGCCAATCTTGAATGTCTTGCGTAAGTGTTGCATATGTACTCATTTAATTACTCCAAGTCCCTGAACCCCAAGTGCCCGCGCCCCAAGCATTAACAGTAACTGTTCCGATTGCTCCTGTAGCCGCAACACCCGCTGGAAGATCCATCGACATAGGTACTTCGTTACCAAGCGCAACCGTAGTTGAAACACCTGTTTCTGCAACATTAGCCGAAATTGAAAGACTTTCTGAGCCAAGAGCTGAAGTAATCGCAACACCAGCAACACCAGCACCTGTTTTAATTGTTCCAAGAGCTGAGGTAGCTGCAACACCTGTTGCGAAAGCAAAAGCGTTTGGTGTGCCCAAATTGATCGCTGTAGTGGAGGCGAGGCCTGCTGGAGTTGCGGAAAGCGTAAGACTAACTTGCCCAACATTAAAAATTGCTTGAACATTAAGTTTGTGAGTTGATTCGACTCTAACAATTTCTGTAGATGTGTCAGGCCTAGCATTTCTAAGTTGCTGGGCATCGATAGCTGATCTAGGACGAAGTTGTGGGTGCTTAGGCTCCCACTCGTTTTTATGGACCATAAGCCCATTCCACTCTTTCCGCATGTCGGAAAGATTAACTTTAAATCCTGTTCTATCGTCAATTGCTTTAGCATTTCTTCCTTTTGCGTACTTTCTTTTAACTTTAGTAACCACACTAAATCACACTGGCAGGCGTAATTCTAAGTGTTGCGCGCTCCCTCTCATCTGATGCAGCATAAGAAAAAGCCTCTTCAGCCATTATTTTTAAGTCTGCAGTTCTTTCCGGTTTCTTTTTAACTGATAGTCTATAGGCTAGTCCTGCGCATAAAGCTTCAGTCCATCGATAAGGAACATCAGTATCTTGGTTAGCAGCAGTTATGTCTTCAACTTGAACAACTCTCCAATATACTATTTGGTCTGTAGAATTTTCAGGGGCCTGCCAAAGATAAACGCTAGGAATATATTGTCTATCAAACCAAAATTGAGTAGGCCTAGCTTGTGTTGTTTTAACAGGTAATTCATTATAATCTTTTAAGCTTATTCTATCCATTACTATGTCAGTGCCTGACCGTCTAAGCACCATTGATACAACGTCTAATGTTCCAGCCGGTAAAGCATACTCTATAGTTCCTTGAGTAAGTGTCTGTATTTGTTGATCTACAGTCCAATAATTAACGCCTCTTACAGACCACTCTGAAAACATAAGATTCATGCTAAAACGAGCAGAAACAGCATCTCTTTGAGTCAAATTTTGAGGATTAAACTGGCAACGCTCGTAAGCTTCAACAGTTATTTCTTCAATATTTGGTCTCCAAGTATTTGTTCCACTAGTAGCCATAAAAATTCCCAATCAAAGATAATATATTATGCAATATCTTTTAACTTAAATACACATATAAGCTTACTCAACAGCTTTTTCGTTACCCTGCCTGAACAATACGAAGTGAAATACTTCCGCTAGTGTATGCTGTTACAGCTAGTCGGCAAGCCACAGGAGGGCTAGTATAGTTACCGTCAAAGTTAGCTGTTTTACTATGCACAGTATCATGCGTGTGAACTGTTGCATCAATTTCTCTAAACCCATCAGTAAGTACGTTATTAAAAGTGTGTTGAACAGCCGCAGTCCCTGCCCCAGGGCCACTAGTAACATCAAGACCTAATCCTACAGTAAAGTCGCTACCTCTGTAATTAAGCACATACCATTTGCTTTCACATAAAGCGTTTGAACCAACAGTTACAGCATCTGCTCCTACTCCAGAAGCTGTGATACGATCAACTCTAGCAAAGTTACCAGACGTTGTCACTAATGCGCCACTGCCTCCTGTTATAGTTTCACTTAACTCTCTTCCATACCGATCTTCACCAATAAAAGTAACAGTTTCACCGCTGTCATCTCCTGCGTGTGTAGAAGTCATATGTTGAGGTGTTGAAAACGTGGCATAGCCGTTTGTTCCTACTTCGCAATTATTTGTAACTGCGGCAGAAGAAGTAATACTGGTTATACTGTAGAACCGAACTGCTCCAAGAACAGTTAGCCCTGCATCTGGTCCAGTTATTGTTTCCGTTATTCTTTTACCATTTCTGTCAGTACCAACAACAGCAAAAGTAATTCCAGTATTGTCTGAGCCAGCAAATATCTGTATAAACGCTCCTTTACGAGCAGTAAAATCAATACTTTGTGCTCCGTTAAGGACTAAAGCCGCTGAAGCTCCAGTAGTTTGAGCTAAACAAATACCATTTCTGTCAAAATCTATAGCGTAAGCACCATTGATTAAAGAATCAAGGCGAGTTGCTAATAGTGTTTCAGTAGTAGACAAACCATCAGGATCTGCGGCTGTTGGGGTGAGAGTGATAACCTTTGCTTTTGGCATCTTTATTTCCTCTTCAGATTAAACGGCGGAGGATTGTCCCCCGCCTATGTATTTAATTTTAACGCTCCTTGGCTACAAATATGTAGTCAACATCTGTGGTTTCCGCTCCAGCGGCTCCGTTTATATAACCAAAACCTACCGCCATTTCAGCCGCAGGGACTGTGATGCTTGTCATAGTCGTTACTAAAACGTCATTTGCAAACAATTGAATAGTTGTTCCACCATCATAATAAGCTGCTAATGTTACAAACGTGTCATCTACCATTGTGTGGACAGTAGCACTATCGCTGTCTGTAGTATTGTTGTCGTTGTTAAAGTAAACAGCCGCAGAACCGTCTACGCTCTCAAATATATAACGCATCGTAGCGTCATGAGGCGTAGTGTCTGTAGAATGCAAGCCTACAAGCCAATCACTTTGAGCCGCGTCACCAACAGAAATGCGGCACTTCATCCAAGTCTTTTTTCCGCTTTCTAATAAAAATGTTTCAGAAATCCACTCAGCATAAATTCCGTCATTATCATTAGCGGCTGTAGTAATACGAGCTAAACCACCGTCTGCGTCAGGAACAGTAATAGCAGAAGTGCCTGTTCCAGCAGAGACAGCAGTTAAAGTCCATTGTGCGGCAATAGGGATAGTATCAAAATCTTCCCAATATGTGTGGTACTTAGTAGGATCTAACTGACCCATTAACTCAAGAGCAGAATTTTTAGTAGAGTTGTTTATTCCATTTTGAAATCGTGTAGTCATTGAACAGTTTCCTTTTTTATAAAACCAGAGCCAAAGCTCCATTCAATTATAAATTTTTGTGCGCCCTGAAGACCGTGGGCCGGTCTTCAGGGTTGGCACAAAAGACGTATTAAAGTCTTACGCGCCAGGGGAGCCGAAAATAGCGCGCCAATCGGTCCAGCCGAAGCTATACCTTTCAGAGCATTTATATCGTACATTCCCTGTCTCGAAATCAACTTCAGTGCCTTTTTTCATAGCACGGCGGTTGAACATTTTAAGACCATCTGGGCAGTCTGTCATAACAAACCAAGCGTCTGTATCAGTTAAGCGCTTGTTAACAGTCCAGCCTTCAGCTAACATACCTGAGGACTTAATAGCATTAATATCGTTTTCAGCAGTTGAAGTACGAAGATTAGATGCTAAAATTCTTTCTGCAGTAAACTGAAGAGCAGAAGGAATAATCATTTTGCGGCCAGTAGCTGCAATAGGAATATTTCTTTCGTCTTTTAGTCCACCAATATTAATAAGAATTTGCTCAAGAGACGTTTCACTTAAGTCTGCTGCTGTAGCTAACTCATTTGATTGATTACCAGACCTGGTAGTATGAGCTGTAGAACATAGTTCTAAGCCGTCTCCACCAACATAGTCACTGTCAAATGCGTTGTTTAAAACATTAGCGCCAGTAATCTCTTTGGTGTGTTGCATGCTTCGAGCAAGAGCTTTAGCATACTTTTGACCAATAGAACCATATAATCCATCTTCTTCGTTTTCTTCAGTTATAGAAAAAGCCAAAGCGTAAGTTAAGTGGTTGTAACGAGACGTCCAAGCTTCTTTAGCAGAATCATAAGATATTGCAGATCCTTCAGCTTTAGACGGTGCAGCACCAAAACCTTCCATTAATACATCTTCTTCAAACGCTTTTTCAGAAGAATTAAAATCAAAGATTTCACGCCATTGTTCTGGATAGCGTTTGTACTCTAAACCAAAGACCGTATTAAGGCCTGGCTCAAGTTGTTTGGCAAATTGTGCGCGTGGCATAGCCATAATTTAAACCCTTCCTATATTATACGCCTGGAGTAGTAGCTTCATTGCCAGGCATTAATTCATGCTCAACTAGCTGTACTTCAAGGTTTACGTTTGTGCCGTATGCATTGTCTGGAGAATTAACTTTACCTAATACGCGAAAACCTGCGTATGCAGTGCCAGTTGTTCCATTCAATTCATTAGCTGAAAGACCGGTTGTTGTAGAACCGGTTGTTGCGACGTGGTCACCTAAGCTTCCAACGTCTGCTGCTACTGTCGATCCTGCAGACTGCACACCAAATACAGTCATTGGGTCATCATAGACAACAGCTTTAATATTGGTTGCTACTGTACCTGTTGGCCAATAAGACTTAAAAACAGAATTTCCGGAAGCGTCTGTATATTCAACTCCCATAAATACTCCGACTGACCTAGCTCCAGCAGCGGCTATTTCTATTCCGCCTCCTGCAACAAGTTTCACAATATCTCCTGTGAAAATATTTGCTGCATATCCAGAAGCAATAGTATACTCATTAGAGCGAATTGTACCACCCGTCATATGACGGATAGGCCAAAAGCCCCGAGGTGCATCATCATTTGCCATAGTTTATACCTCTATTTTATAGTTTACAATTAATCATCCATGACTCGCTGACCTCTTGAAGAAGTCAAACGCTTGTCTTGAACAATGGGGATACCGCCCTGCCGTTCTTCTTTGCCCAATTGAGCATCAACGAACAACTGTTGATCAGATGTTTTTCCTGCAAAATAACGGCTGCGAGAAGCAACACGCTCTTCTGACATTTCCATCAAAATCATTCCTTCCACACCCACACAACCAGCGTGAGGCCCATGCTCTATTGTTGGCACCGGAAATCCCTCTGGGACCGTATCAGAAGGGCGCGACGCCCATCCTTCCCGTTGTCTTTTAGTAACATGGTGTGGAACATCTTTCCCCAGAATCGAGGTATTAACCCATCTTTGCACCATTCCCGGGCGGGGAGGAGGTGCATCTAGCAATGAAGGCTGGGTCCAAGCCTCCTGTGCATAGAGCTCTTCAGCTCCATGATTTTCAACTTCGCGATCTTCAACTTCACGAGATTTACGAGAACGCGACTCTAAATTGTTTGCAGCTCTAGCCATTAGCTTTTCCTAACTCAATCTGATTTTTATATTCTGCCAATTCTTCTTTTGACGTTAAACCCATAGATTTAGCCATGCCAGCCTCATTAGGTGTCAATTGGAATTGCGAACGCTTGTTACGACCTGCGCCTCCGCTACCTGCGGGAGCAACCGGTGATTTAGTCCGTTGAGTGTTAGAACTTGAGTATTCTTGCTGCATACTATTATCTATAGCATGAATTGGTAGCTTTGGGAAAGCTTTTTTTAATTCTGTATTTAATTCAGCATAATATTCAGGTGTATCTTTGTCGAAACCCTTAATATCTAACTGTACATCAACAGATCTTGCATAAGCAGTTTGATGCTCATAGCCTTCACGATTAAACCAAGTTTTGTTGCCTTCATACCATGCAAGTGCTTGCGCTGGCGTTTGCTCTTGAGGTTGTTGTGCTTGCTCTTGAGGCTGTTGTTCTTTTTGTTTAGACACTTGTTGAGCCGCTCTAGCCGCAAAACGCATATCTGATAATTTTTCATTAAGCTCTACTTGGCTTTCTGTATTGCCATCTTCAATTGCTTCTGCAAGTTGCTTTCTTGTATTAGCATATTCAGACTTAAATTTGTCTGCTGTTTGTTGATGGTCACCTTGTTCAAGTTTTTCTAGCCGCCCTTGCATAGTTGCAAGCGCTTCATTAGACGCTGCTTCACGACGCTCTGCTTCATGCCGCTGGTAAGTTAACTTGTCAATACGTTTTTGCCAAGAACCTGGCGTAGCGTCTTCTTCGTCGTCTTTAGATTGTTGAACAGGTTCTGTACCTTCTTCAACAATTTCAACCATTTCATCAAAAGTTTCTTCAGCAATAGGGTTGTCAGGATCTTCATCCTGTATTTCTTTCCAATTTTCGGCCATTTGTTTTTCCTTTGTTGCGCAATGGTTAGTTGCTGTTAAACATATGCTTTCATAGCCCTAGGATCAGGAATAACGGATGTAATATTGTCGTCATTAACTAATAATAACTTTGCTCCGTTAACAGTCACACTTTGGCCTGCATATTTTCCTACGGTGACCCAATCACCAACCTGGCAAGCCGGTATCGGCTGTGCCTCTGGGTGAGGACGAAATTTGTCCCCTGTATAGCATAATGGGCCTAGCGCTATTACTAACGCTCTGCTATCATTATACGTATCTGCTTCTTTTGTTTCATCAGCAAGATACACTCAACCTGCTGATTTTTCTTTGTGTGGCATAGGCCTTAGTAGCACTCGCCATAATTGAGGTTGAGGAAGAATTGTTGCATCTAACTCAATTTCATCTTTAAAAATATTTAACTTATCAATTGTCGCTGTCGTCATAATTTAGTCTCCTGTTGTGTTCTTTAGCCCATTCAGACACATAAACTAAAGATGTGTACTGACCCACGAGCTGTTTATAGTGTTCATAGCTAGAAGCTCTGCCGTCTGCAAGATCGTTTTTAATTAGTTCTTGCTTCGTTAGAATTTCTTTCTGTAGTAGTTCCAGCGTTACTTGGCTGTCCATCGGCAGTTTCCCCTGACCGTTGTTCTTTTATTTCGCCTTGGGCTGTTACGCCTTTGACGAAGATTTTAACGTTTTCTTCTTTTTTTTCTTCCATTTAATTACCTTTCTTCCTAGTTTGGGTGATGTTGTTTTGCTAAATTGCGTCCGGCCCATTGCCACTAGTTTTCTCCTCTAGTAAGTTAAGAGTTTCAGAAAATGGGCAATCCATTTCTTTGCTAGCCTTTGCAAACAGTCTCGGGCTAACTCTAGATGACTCATAGCCTCGTCTAGTAAGATATTTTTTTGCAGCTCTAACTTCTGCTGCAGATAAAGCGTTTTTCATGTAATGTCCATATTTAATGCGCTAGTAGGTTCAGGTTCAGAATAAGTCATTATAGGAACTGAAGGTAGTGATTGATCTGCTTGTGCAATTGGAGGACCCTCAGGATTAAGCTGGCGCATTTTATTTCTATATTGTGTTTTTATTTCTTTTATTTTTTTGTTATTTTCTCTTACTCTTTTTATCGCTACTATTTCTTCGTTTGTAATATTAGATTTTTCAGTACCTTTAACAAACAATCGTGGAAACATTTGCATAATGCTATTTGTTTCATAATCTATACTTTTTAGCATGTTTTTTGCATGAGACAAAACAGCTTGTGGCGTAATGTCTCCACTGCCCATTGTTGTTGGGGTCATTACAGCTAACGCAGACCCTAATCCAGACGCGCCTAAAACGCTTTTTGCACCTAAACTTGCTGGGCTAATTTTTGACAACATTGACTTTAATGCCCCTAATTTACCAAACTTACCAATATTTTTTAAGCTAGTAGGATTAAACATTGACATTAACGAAGGAGCCGCGGCTAAAACTTCTGGCCTGCTTGTTACCGGCCTAAGTAATTCAGTCACATTCCTTAGTGCGCCTACCGTGTCTGGGCCTCCTGTCATTGTTTGAATAGCTTGCCTGCCTACTGCTTTGCCTGCGCTTTTTCCAGCACCTAATGCTGCTTGTATATTGCCTCCATATCTTCCAAAAGGCAAATTAAGAGCTGCTTGAGTAGGTTGCATAATTGCAGAGTCTTCTAAAGTCATATTTTGAATGTCTTTAATTGCCTCTGCGCCTTCACCTTGTCTTACGTGTTTTGTAAACCCCGGCCTAACAAAAGTATCTAAAATAAAATCAGGTTTAGTAAGAATTTCTTTAGCTGCGTCCATAGCATTTATTCTATTAGAAGTATTTGAAGGCCTATTCATTGCGTTATTAACTGCAACGCCCGCTAGACCTCCTGTAGCTATAGCAGGAGGTATAGCCCCAGATGCAATTATACGTTTCAATCTGCTAGGATAGGGTGATGATAATGCTTTAAGCTTTGACATTAGTTTTCTTCCTGCATTTGTTGATACATTTCCCATGCACCCGTAGCTATTGCAAAAGGAGCAATGTACTGACTAAAGCCTGCCCCCGTTTTTTTCTTAATTGCATTATACTTATTTCTGACCTCAGGGGAAATCTTTATTGCATGAAAAGACGGAGAAGAATATTTTGCTACATTTTTAACCCACGGATTTGTACTATTGGATGCTGAGTTTTGGCTACTAGATGCAGCAATAATAGCTTCTGTTTCTTTAAAAAAAGCATTAAATTCGTCTTTTAAATATGTAACTAAGTCATCAACTAACTCCCAATTTTCATTACCCGCCGCGTCTTCTGCATCATTATAAATAGCTTTTATATTATAAGGTAATTTATTTGCGTCAGTTAAATCTTTAATTTGAGTTAAAAGTTGCGTTATGTACTCAGGATCGGTTAATAAGTTTGCTTCATAATTATCAATATCGAGCATAAAATCTGCGGCATTTGGATTATTTATAAGATCAAATGTTGGCTGATATTCTTCCATATTAGTCATATACCGCGTTGGAAACGCGTCTCTATTTAATAGGTCTTCCGCCGCGTCTTCTGCTCTTGGATCACTTAAATTTTCTGCGTCAATATAGTCGCTTAGTATATTTCGGCGCTCAACAATATTCATTGATTCCCAATTAACATCATCAAAAAACCCAGCTGCAAAGCCCCCATCGTCAATACCTAAAAGCTCTTGTATAGGCTGCAGGGCTAAGTGTAAATCATCAAAAGTTGCTTGTCCTGCC